GCGCTGTCATGTCGCTGGCATCGAGCGCGGCTTGTGCTTGTGCTTGATGCGCCGCCCACAGTTTTCCAGAACTTGGCGCAGGGGGGTCTTGAAGCGTAGGATTGCCGCTTGCATCAGGCGCAATCACCTTACCGGCAGCCTGCCCCGAAAATAGTGATGCGTATTTTTCGTTGTCTACCTGAACTGCATCATGAGGCAGGGACTCAGGCGGGAAACGATCAGGGTCGTAAAATCCGCCAGTGATCGCTGAATATGAATATTTCATGGTTTATACCCCAATAGCAAGCCACATCATCGGGTTCGTTTCCCCGGTCGTTCCTGAAATAAATCCACGCCCGATAACAGTGTTTGTCGTAGATTTTGAAATGACCGAGGCGAAGTTATCCACGCCAGAACCTGAGCTAATCGGGACCGCCAAAACCGCGAAGCATGCGGAAGCAAAAGATGTGGGGAATGTCACTGTCACATTTGAATCTGACGCCACACTCGCGGATGTGCCCCATTGAACAATAAGGCCGCCAGGCTTATCAAGCCACGCCCAATCGCTTGTTGTATAGGTGTGCCCTGACCTATAACCAAGACCTGATAGCGGCGCATACAACGCATCCAGCGCGGACTTAAATTGAGCCGCATTTGTTGGGTCAGGCGTAAGGCTTGCTGCTGTTGCAAGGTATGCGATCTGAGCCCATTCCATGCCGTCCAGATTGGCGTAAACATTCGTTGCGTCACACCATACAAAAGAACTGCATCCGCGTGGAACGGCTGGGCCCGCGCCAGATGCAGTCTTGCATGTAACCGTGAACGCGCCGGTCGTATTGTTGACAACCGCCCATTCACCAACTAGCGATGGGAAAATGATCTGCACATTACCTGTCAAAGTACCTGACAGAGTAATGATTGGTTTTGCATACTGCAATGCAGTCAGCGTTACATTTGAATTTGTCAGACCAGTAATTGCAGTGATGCCATAGTTAAGGTCTGGGACCCAACCAGCGCCACCCGCATCAGGGTCTGTAGTGTTATTGTCAGTTTGGTTCAGCCAATAACCAGTACCGTCAGCACGGAGAACACGCGCGCCTTTTGGATACCCGCCTACATTTGAATCAGACGCGAACGTGCCATCATATACAGCGCCGCCGCCAGCAGATTGCCACCGCTGCCATGCGCTCATCATGTAAAGGACGCCATTGATGTCCAAACCCTTTGGAGGGATGCCGCCCGATGCAATCAGCGTGCGCGTTTTTGGAGGGAACCCATCCAACCAGCTAGCCGACGCACCATCACCTACCCCCGTCTGACTAGGCACAGGGATGGGGTTAACCTTCGAACCAGTCGAAGCAAAAGCCGCATAAATACGGGCTGGAGTTTGGTTAAGTTGCATAAGTGCCCTCGTCAAATGGATAGACGCCCGCGCCTTGCTCTGCAAAGCCGAATGTCTTGTTTGTGGCGCTGTTCGATATTGTGACAGATACACCAGCCGGGCGGGGTAATGCGCCAGACTGCTGAACAATCGCCAATTCGACCGCATCAAGGTAGAAATCAAACACGTAGGCCATGCTCATGCCGCCCGTGTCTTGCACATACGCATTCCCACGGCCAGCGAACAATTGCCGCAAAACTCTGTTGATGGATGGTGCCGTTGTCGCTGAAATATTGGCCATCGCCTTGACCAATATCAGCGTCCGATAGGCATCATCCGTCAGCGTGTAAACAGATGTGGCCGATGATGCGTCAGTGTAAAAAGGCGCTTCGTCAAACCCAGTAACACCTACACCCATCTCGGCAAAACCGAAGAAGCCGGACGTTATCGACAGTTCAAGCTCACGACTCACGTCAACAATCCTGCCCCAGATATCAAGGCCGAACCCTCTCGCCGTGTTTACATTCCACACCAGATCATAGAAGGCCTGGATGTTTGCGCGAGGATCTAACCATGCGTCAATGTCCTGCACCAGCCTGGCCAGTGTCGGGCTGTTTGCATACTGGCTGACAATGGTCTGTTCGACGCTTATCATGTGATCGTCACGCTGATATCAGCGGAAGCAAGTCCCGGCACTTGGTCAATCCCGACGTTCACGCTGTCAAGCGTTGCAGTACTGGTCCCGATCTTGATTGACACAATCAGCGGAGACCATGACAGCGTGGCCACGGGCGAGTAATACCGGCTGGCATAGATCGTCGCGCCAATGCGAGCACGAGGCAACCCATCACCACCGGAAAATGCCGATATCACCGCCGCCTTGATCTGGGCTATGGCATCAGTTGGCGTTGTCGTACCGCCCTTGATCGTTACGGCCATTTTGATGGCAAGGCCACTAGGCCTGTCATGCTTGATCGAATATGACGGGTAAGGCGTGCTGTATCCCTCTGTGTCATAGACGGTAGTTGTAACGCTACCCACCATGTCGCAGCCCAGATCCTTCTTCGACCAGATCGCCGATGCAATGTCTGTATTCGCGCCTCCAACGACAGACACATAAACCGCGTGCGCTGCAATGGCCTTGCTTGTCGCCCCATAATTAGCGCTTGATCCCGTTGGATTGTCTTGGACGTAGCAGTCCAGCACGCCAGCGACATTCAGCACCGCCGCCTTGATCGCCGCGGGTGAGCCGTGCGCATTCAGTGCGACTGAGTTTTTGCGGCGGTACTCAAAATCAACAGGGCTTTCCACATCCCGACCAATGACACCATCCGCCGCATTGGTCGCGCTGTCCCATCCAATCGCACCAAGGGCGTTGTATGGGTGCCCAGTGATAGACCCGGCAGGGCAGGCCACAGGACCAGGATTGATTGCGGCGAACTGGACATCTACCGTGCTACCGCCGCCAATCGTGGCCGTGCTGGTGCTGAAGTAGATATTGCCATTTGCATCCTGAACCTGAGCGCCAAGAGGGATAGAGACATTGGGCAGGCCGCTGCATGTGACGGTGACAACCGTAGACAATGCGGGCAGTCGCTCCAAGAAATAGATCCGGGCAATGCCGTCTTGAAAAACACCTGCCGATGTCGCTGGGTCAACATTCGCCACCAATTGCGCGAACTGGTCGTTAACGTCGCCTATGACAGCCGTCAAACTGCTGGCAAGCTGCCCTTGTGGCGTTTCTAGGTTCGTGGTGTTCAGGTCACCACCGAATGCCACATTGATATCAGCCAATGCGCCATCGAGAATGTCAGATTGCGCGGGGAGTTGGACGCCCAGATCAGTGATTGTCAGTGGAGGGACGTTAGTTGAAACTGACACCGTTCGATACCCCCTCAGAATCAATGAACAAAACCGCACCCGATACCGTGCGATCTGCAAGCCCCTCGATTATGCACTGTGCCGTATCGACATTGGGAACTGTCAGCGCGGCGTCAGTCAATCTCTGACGAAGCAGTGACGCGGGGGGAAGCGTGCCAAGTAGAGGATCTTGAAAGTACGGGACACCCCGCGACTGGTCAAACCACAATTCACCCTGAAACAATTTGATTGCACTAGCTACATCCTGAGCCAATGCATAAGGCGCAGCAGCTTTCGCGATATTCCCGGATGCGTCAACGGTCATATCCCAAGTTGCGGGGTCTAGGTAGATTGTGCTGTTCATTTACCCGCCTTGAACGGTTGACGTAGTTTGACCTGCGCCTATTGTCGTGTTTGGTGCACCTGTGTTGCCTGTAATGGGGTCTGGGTGCGTGTGCGAATTGAATGCTGCAACCAACCTATCATCGACCAGCTTTCGCAACGTCTGCCCTGATGCCCCCAATGTGATGGCAGGGGCTGTAATTGATGCCGATGCGCTAGCCACTACAGAGGCGCTTGCCGTTGTGATTGTTGCCGATGTCGTCGCGTTGACTTGCACGACTGGGGCCGTGATTTTCACCTGAGTGGGCGATACGACTTCAATCCCTGCCGAGCTATACCGGATGAACTGCGACGGTGTGCCGTTCAGAATTCCACCGATATATACCCCGTCCGCCCAATCATGGGTGCGCTCGCTTCCGGGGTTAGCCTGACCTTTCGATGCCTTGACATTTGAAATGTCCTTTGAGGCGAAGCAGCACAAACCAAGGTCATTGGCCTTTGGGTCAATGATCACCGCATCAGTGCCGCCCTGAAGCCTGAAATATGGGACGTTGTAGATAACGCCATGCTCTACTGCTTGACCATTGCCAGTCATTTGATTGACCATTGGCTGAACGTCAACGAAACCAACAGGGGCCAATTCACCGGCATTCGTGCATTTGATGACCTTGACAACCGTCATGGTCTGCACCTTGGCCAGCAATCGACCAATCACAAAAGCCAGCGCGTTGTATTCGCCATTTGTGTCTTCTTGGGTTTGCTGACCGTATGCCGCAAGCTCTGCCATGTAATCACCTCACAGCCACTAGGCCAGTTTCGGTGCATTTTACTTGGCTAGTCCACTGCCCGCCTTGTTTTTCAGATTCGAGCGTGTGAGTCAGCCCCGTAACCTTCCAAGTGCCGCGCGCCTGGACAACCTGAGTGTCCACCTGCACACGCCCACCGAATTGGATAGCCGGGTTGAAAATGCATCCGAACGTCACGCCCATTCTGTCAAACGTGGGGTAACCGAGCAGGCCAGTTGCCGGGCTGATCAATGGCACTTCGCCTGCCTTGCGCGGCCCACCTTTGGGGCAGATGGCCATGATTCCACGGTCGATATACAGATCAACCGATGCCGCCTTGGCAATCGCCTTAGCCTGATCGACCAATGTCCCCGGCAAGTATGGATTGCCCAGCCTTGCAGTCACCCCGTTATTCTCAAACGTCAAACCCATCTTTATGGCGATTGATTGCAGCATCACAGCCACGTCAGCCGACCCATTGACGCTAGCCGGGGCCGTAGGTGCTACCTGAGCAAAAAACGCGCTCTGAGCATCTATCAGCATGGGCACGTCAGGTGCGCTCTGATAGTCCGCCCATGCGTTGAGAATGTCGCCCTCGAAAACCGTAGCCCCGTCCGCCTCAACCTTGATCGTGTTTCGGACAATCGCTTTTACGCCAAAGCTCAGGACAGTCAGTTGGTTCATGTCGGCTTGCTTCATGCCGAACACTCGGATGCTTGCCTGAGTGAAAGCAGGCCCGCCGGTTGCCTTAATGTCAGCCAGCACGCGAAGGCCTTGGATGGTCAATTGATTCGCGCCAGTCGTGCCAAAGTTCCCCGTCCCCAATGTGATGGTGATTTTGATGACGCGGCGAACAAAGCTGCCACTCATGAGGGCACGCCATAAACAAGCTGCCAGCGAGATCCTAGGCCGCCTGGCTGGGGGCCATCTGTGCCTTGGGTGTCAA